TGCATGATCATTAACACAATATGGAATTAAACCGCCTTCATCATCTTCCTTTTCTGCGTAAAGATACCAGCCGAAACCGATGAACCAATATTCCCCATCCTCTGTGTAGTAAATTAAGCGCCTATTTTTAGAACTGCGATATTCTTGACTGGTATAAAATGGCTCAGGCAATCTATCCTTAACACTAATCCAACCGCTGTTTTCTTTAGTCATTTTTAAACTCCTGTTCAAATAGTCGGGTGGTGTAGATAATGGCTTGTGCGCACCAAATGAAGTTAGGCGAAAGCTCTTTGAAATTTCTATAAGATAACTCTCCAAACAATTCTTCAAAACTTTCAGTGGCATTAGCCAACCACTCATCTGCTTTAAATTCACAACTAAAATCAACGTACTTTAGGCTATCAACAAGTCCATTAAGCTCAATTAGCTTGTCTTCATCGGTGCATTCAGTTTGATATTTGTCAATGCAGTGTCTAATATCCCGTTTTGCTAAATCACCATCAAAATATTCAAGCTCACCGTTTACATCTTGAGCTAAGACTTTTTCTTTAATATAGCTAAAACAGAAAACTGATTGATTACGAGCAAAGAAACCGTAAACATCAAGCAACCGTCCAAAAACATAACTTCCCATATCACCTGTAATCGTGCAGGTATTGGCTGCATAGATAATAGTGCTAGAGAGAGAAATGGTATTAGGGTCGGCAAAGCGGAAAATTTTAACGTTCTCGCTATTTTGCAATACTGTTAGCTGGTGTTTTTGGATACTTTCTAGGAACTCATCTCTAAAGGTGCTTGTCATAAATCCCCCTCTTGAAGTATGCTACCAATCACACCCTGATTAAATTTCCCTAAAACTTTTTCAAATTTATCCGGATTATTATTTTTTAAGTACAATAGGAAGTTGATTACTTCCGCATCTAATAAATCTCCTAATAAATCGTATTTTTCCAATGCTTCATCTTCTACGATTCGTGGGACTTTAAAGCCTTCTTGTTTATTCAGGTGTAAATTCGTTAGAAATGCTACACTTTCATTATTTTCAAAATGAAATTCTGCAACCATTTTGCGCATTACAAATCCCCCTCTTTCACAAATACCCCATCAATCATTTTTCCCTTGCGTTCTTTGATTTCTTCCCATGCGGATTGAACGCATTCATAAAAATCAAGTTCAAAATAATCCGCAGCTTCAACTAAACCGAGTACGATAAATGAGAAAAACTTCATCACATTATTTGGTTCATTGGCTTGTTGAGCGTAAAAAAATGAATGAATAGATGCACTAGTATCAATTAAACTTTCTTCAATTTTGCCGTTAAATTGCGGATAATGTTCGATGTAGCCCGTATAGAGAAAATCAACGACTTTGAATTGTTTTACTAAAATAACCATCGCTACAAAACAATCTCCAATACTATCTTTTACCACATCTATTTTATTTTTAGATATACCGGAACAAAGCTCGCCAAATTCTTCCATCAATTTGATAAACTGTTTTTGCGGAGTAGAGCCCTCAATCAAATTGTGATCTTCTGCCCATTGCTCAATGTTTTTAATTAATGCTTTCATCTTTTTTCTCCATTACCATACCGGCATTCATATCGAACCAATCAGCAGCGCTGCTCATTCCGTCTTTTAGACTCGTATACGTCTGATTTTAATGTTCAGAAACATTTGCCTTTCTTTATGCTTGTAAGGCTCAAGCTTAAATTCACACTTTAGTTTTGCGCTCCCCAAAACTTTAAACTTTGCGACCATCAAGGTATTGCAGTTTATCGCTATCGACTGCTCCTTACGGAATTGCCGCTGGTGGGTTTCCGTTTTTATGTATAGAGTGCTCACCTTTTTCGGGCTTCTTTCCGTGACTGCTTATTAGTGCGAGATAAGCATTGCTCCATCCCTATACCGACTTTGCTCAACGCAGGGCCAGACTTCCGCCATTAATCCCTTTATGTTGTCACCAAATTTTAAAATCAACCTATCACCAACTCCCGACAAACAATGAAAAACATTGTGCTTGTTACCTCAGCCACTCACGCCTAGCTTGCGTATTTTAATTAGGGGTAATTCGCCCTAATTAAAATTAAGAGTGTTATTCAATCTGTTAAAGAACAATCCCTTTCGGGTTTCCACCGTCTCTGCTTTCTCTCGGCTTTCGCCTGCTCGGGTGGTTAAGGTAGAACCTTTATTCAAGCCCTCCGCAAAGGGCTTGGTAAAAATTCTGATTTATTTAACTCCCATATAGTCCATCAATCCTTTTGTTCCCCCTTCAAAATAAACCTTGTTAACGTTATCTTGCTGCTCATGTACCCATTCTTGGGCTTCTGTTCTGTTTTTAAATCTTTTGGTTCTTGTTTTAAGTACCTTGCGCATAAAAAGTACTTTAAGTTTTATTAATATTGGTTTTTCGTGGTTTGCAACGGTGTAGCCTTGACATAAAATTTGTAAACTCATTTTTTGCTCCTTAGTTTATTTTGTGGGTGTTTTGTTTTGATGTGGGGGGGTTATAGCTAAGGTTTTACCTTGCAAATAGCTCTAATTGTTTTTGTTTGTGTTTATTTATAGTCTTGGCTTTAATTGTTTGATTTTTAAAGAAATAAATTTCTGATGAAGTAGTTTAATTGCTTGTTTTTTAATCAGCAAATGAGTTGAAAGAGGGAAGTGCGGTCGGTTTTTCGATCATTTTCGTGACGCCACGAAAATGGCAGGGGGATAGAGTAGGGAATAAAGAAAACCCACGTTTGAACGTGGGCTGAAATTAGGCGTGAAGTTCGTGAATTAATTCAGGGCGGCGATGTAACAACTCTAATAGTGTTTTCGCTGCACCACTTGGTTTGCGTAAGCCTTGCTCCCAAGAACGCAAAGTGTTTACCGAAATGCCGAGTTTCTCAGCAAATTTAGGTTGTGACAATTGTACGGCATGACGAGTTTCTGTAATTGGAGATAGCTGGATTTTCGTCGTACGTGCGTTTTTGAGGTTTCCTGTTTTGATTTGCATTAAGGTATCACGGAAATCATCAGCGTGTTCAATCATATCAGGATCGTCTGCAATGACGGCTTTGACAATCGCATCAATATTCCAGTCTTTTGTTGCATTTTGGATTTTTTGAGAAATATTATCCATTTTTCTCTCCTTTCAGTTGTTTAATGTCTTGGTTGCTTAGATTTTCTTTTACATTTTTAGCGTAAATATCTAATGCGACAATGACACCGTCTTCTAATAAATTAAAGTAGATAATACGTACACCACCACGTTTTCCTTTGCCATTTGCCTGCCACCGAATTTTTCGCATTCCATCAGCGTGGGGAATAACATCACCTGAAAGTGGATTTTGAGAAAGGTAACTCAAAAATTCAAGGCGTTCCTCGGTTGTCCAAATTTGCTCGGCTTTGTGTTGAAATTTTTCGTGTTCAATAATAGTGTACATCATCTCTCCTTGAAATGTATTATACTATTACTATGTAATATGACAAGCAATTATTTTACCATATCCCTTTTGCTTGCATTCCGCCAATAATGCTTTCCATCTTTTGGAAAATCCCAAACACCATAGACCGCATTTAGTGAATAGGGTGGCTCTTTTCCCGTAGAGATGGCAAGCCTTGTTGCTTGTCTGAATTTATGGTGATTAATTTTCTTCCCTAATTTATCGCTTGATGAGCTTGTATTGCCGAAGATTTTTGTTTTTTTGTAGCTTCTACTCATAATATATTATCCCTGTATTATTCGTTTGCAAAGATTATATCGTGGATAAATAAAACCGCCACGAGAGGCGGTTTAATGTTTTAAGCGGCAAGTTTTTCAATCCAAATATCTTTTTTATCATAAGGCAGAATCTTTGCCGGAGATTGATTAAAGAGCAGGATAAGTTTATTTAACTGATCGCCTACCGCTTTATCATCGATGACTACATAAGATTCATCATTTATTTGTGCTGTTGGGTTGGTCAGATCCATTATTTTACCCAGAACGCCATAAGCACTGCTCCAACTGCCTTTTGCTTTTACACTCGTTGTAAAAATCTGTTTGGTATGCCGTTCTCCGCCTGTTAATAAAATAGGGATTGTAATTTGATGACCGCTCAATCCTGATTTTTTCACATCAAATCCGATATGTTGAGAGAATTGATGATGGCGAAAATCAGACTTTACTGTCATCTCGAATTTATCTATAGGTACATTATTGTACCAATCCATAGCAAGCGTATCTGTGATAATTGCTGCTTGAATTATGCGTTGCAAATTATGTGAAAGCATTTCACCGCTTGTTGTCGTGTTGATTTCCGCTCGGTCGTTTAAGTTTAATCCGTAACGTTTTAACGTGCTTTTTATGTGGTTGATACGGTTAGTGGTTAGATTGATTCCTCGACCGTTCATTTCCCACAAAGTTTGAGCATCGTCGGTGACAGTAAAACGATTTTCTCCCACTTGTTCAATGTATGCCTGAATAACGCTACCATCTTCAAAAGTGAAAGGAGTATTAATTAAAATCAAATCATCGGCAATAGAATGACATTCATAGCCTAGATTGGATAAGACTGTGCTGCATATCATAATAGCTCCATTTGTCCGTTGTTTGATAAGATTGGGTGAGGAATTTGCCCCACTGCGACAGTATTAAATTTTGCTAGAAAATAACACATCAATTCAAGAAAATCATTTGATTTTTGATATTTTTCATCTAGTAAATAGCCTGTTTCTTGGTTTTCTTTACCGTGTAGAATGTGGTAGTGAGCACCACAAATACGGCTTTCGGCTATAGGTTTTACATGAGTTATTTTATTTACATGAACCAAATTTTCACCTTGATCAACAGCAAATAATCGTCTGTTTTTGTAAAAAGCAATAAAGTTCATCGATGGCATTAAATTTTCTCTACGAGCAGGACGATAGGCAAAATAAGCTCTAAGCTGAGGGATAGGTAATCCATCACTATCGAAGAATGAATACCTTAACTCAAGCCAATAAGGATAAGGCTGATTTTTTTGTTTTTTCTCCCAGGCAGATCCTTGAAAATAAATTTGTTTTTCCATCGCCATGATATGATCGATTTCCTGCTGGGGAATAATAATATCTTCAATACTTGCCATATCGTTCCTTTAAACTTTATATCATTAATATTCGTTCTTCTAGTTGCTACAAAGCGCTATTTGTTCTCTTAGCTACCCCACAAAATTCAACTTCTGGCTTTGGTGTGCTCTTGTTCGTGCTTATAAGTCAAACATTTCCATCGGCATTTTTTTGATCAGTTGTCCAATAAAATGGATTTGTTCAACCTGATCTTTCTCTAAAATTTCCGTTTCGTAGGTAGGGTTATCTGAAATGACTTTTAAGCGATAGCCGCTCAAGTATTGCAAACGTTTAATTCTCGCTTTCCCTTCAAAGACAAATGCGTAAATTCCATCGTTTTTAAACTCTTGTATTGAGGTGTCAATAAACACAATATCGCCGTGTTTTAAGCTCATTTCTTCATTGTTTGGATCATACATACTGTTTCCATCAATCACCGCTAATGAAAGATTATTTGCGGTTTTGCGTTGGAAAATCTCCATAAATTTATCTCGAGAAAACTCAATAGAACGGATTGTATCGGGATAATCAAGATTAATATAACCATCTCCGGCAGCAAGTTTGTTATCAAGTAATGTGAGCTTGATTGAGTCTTCAACGTCTGATCTTGAAAAATTTTTTGTTGTTACTGATACTGATGATTCACTAACAGCACTATTAGAACCGCTCTCTAACCAAACAGGATTCACACCTAACACAGTGGCTAATGCCAACTTATGCTTAGTATCTCCACCTGCTTCAATTTTTTGAATAGCGTTTTGGCTCACTCCTATTGCTTTCCCTAAATCAGATTGAGTTAAACCTGCATTTTTTCTTGCGATTTTTAGACGTTCACCGAATGACATACCTTTTACCCTATTTAAATTTTTCATTATTTTAAAACTGAGGTTTTAAACATTCAAATAACTAAAGCGATATTTTTTTCTTTGCTCAAAACAATCAGGGCTATAATATATAAGTTGTTTTATTTTTTGAGAAACAACAAGCTATGAATAAATTTGTACAAGAAGCTATTGAAACGCTAGGAAAGCAGCAGTTATTAGCTGAGGCTTGCGGCGTAAGTCAAAATGCTGTGAGCAAATGGTTAAACGGTGGTACGATTTCCCTTGAAAATGCGTTGCGAATTGAGAAAGCCACGAAGGGAAAAGTTAAAGCTGAAGATATATCACCAGAATTTTCACATTTGCTATCACGAACCTAATTTACCCAAAGGTACTCGCAATGGCACGCAATAAGTTATTGGGATCGGCAAGAGGACTTTCCGATCCTGTTATGGAGAAATACTACCGTCAGAAACAAATTGAGGTGGCAGGACGAATGGATTAGCGGCTCTTTCACGATGTATCTACAGGATAAAGCCATGATTGAAGCTGTACGGCGTGGGCAAAATCTTTCATTATCCTTGCGAATGGATGCGGAAACAGGCGACAGTTCGGATTATATGACATTCATTCTACCGGGCATTAAAGCCACGAGTGTTGATGTAGATGATGGGGCGAAAAACCTAATTCAGACCTTAAACTTTGACGCTTTCCCTGCTGTTTATGATTCGGAAAGCGCCATTGATGATGTCTTGAAAAAACCGACCACGCTGATTATCCAAGATACTCTCGCATAATCAACCTATCACACAGGCGGCTTTCGGGCCGCTTTTTATTTCTCATTATTTAAAAGGATAACATCATGGATTTTTCTAAATTAGATATTCACTCAACCGCACAACATACTTTCCGCTTTGAAGTTTTACATCCGGTTACTGGTGATGGCACCGGTGCATTTATTGACGTTTACGGTGCAGAAAGCGATCCGGTTCGCAAATATACGGCAAGCCAATTGCGCCAACTCCAAAAGCAAGAGTTTGAAAACAGCCGCACCCGCAAGCCGAAGTATGTGGAACTCAGTGAACTGGAAGAGCGCAAATTAGAAAATGCCCTTGTGCGAATTGCCGGTTGGGAAAATGTGAAATGGGGTAAAGAAGAGATGGCATTTACGCCTGAAAACGCCCGCAAATTACTGACGGCCTGTCCTTGGTTGAGCGATCAAATTGTTGAACATTCAGATGAATTGGGAAACTTCTTGAAAGCCTAGTCGATGACTTACTCGACTATGCGAAATCCGAATTTGAATTAGACAAAAAACCAAAAGGGTCGGATGCCACTAATCGTGAACATTTACAAGCCATTCAAGAGGCAACAGGGGCGGAACTCAGCGAACTTAATCACCCGTTGCCGGATGAAATGGTGCGCTATCTACTTGATGATTTCTACGAAATCGCCTTGTCCCGCCAATATGGTATGGCGTGTAACCCCATTCTATACGCTGAAATCGAATCTTGGTGTCGATTAACCCAACGACACCTTGAGAAATGGGAGCTTGATGTCATTAAACGATTAGATATGTTGTGGTTGCAAATTAATGCGGATTAAGCCCGATCTAAAAAGATCGGTTTTTTTATTACCTGTAAGATAGAGAAGTGACGCTAAGATGATGGCATGGCATAATATTTGGCGAATCGATAAATTATTCATTGCTCCTTGATTGTTTATAGATTAAAATCTATATAAATAATAAAGAAAGGTAATTGCTGTATGAAGCAAGAATGGGAAATCATTTTACAAGACCCACTTTTGAATTGGTTTGAATCTTTAGTAGAAGATGATTTATTGAAAATCTATGCTGCACTTGAATTATTATCAACGGAAGGTCCGCAGTTAGGAAGACCGTATGCTGATACTATTCAAGGTTCAAAATATCCTAATTTAAAAGAATTGCGTGTACAGTCTAAATTGTCAGTATTTCGTTTGTTTTTTATTTTCGATCCTATTAGACAAGCTATTGTTTTATGTGGTGGAGATAAAAAAGGCAAAAAAGAAAAGCTCTTTTATAAAGAGATGATCGCTTTAGCAGAACAAACTTACGATAATTACCTTTCTACATTTTCACAGGAGCAAGAAAATGAGCGTAAAATTTAAAGAATTGATGAATGGGCTTCCGCCTGAAAAACGTGATCAAGTTAAAGCAATGGCTGAAGAAATGCGTATGGAATTACAACTGCATCGCATTCGTGAAGAATTTGAAATCTCACAACAGCAAATGGCGGAAGCGTTAAATATTAAGCAGCCATCGGTTGTTGCTTTAGAAAAAAGAGGTAATGATATTAAGCTATCATCAGTTAAACGTTATGTAGAAGCGATGGGAGGCGCATTAAGTTTATCTGTTGAGTTACCCACAGGAAAAACGGTTACTTTCAATCTTTAAATAGGGTATGAAAGGGGGGGGAATAACCGTTAATGAATTATAACATTTCAAAGCTCGCAATATGCGGGCTTTTTTATTGGAGCCAATATGAAAACTTTTACCTTTCCGCCTCAATGGAATATGAAGCGCAAAGCGAAACCTGAGACGAATATTCTTAAATTTGGTGATGGGTATTGTGCATCGTGGGGAGTATGTTATCACCAAAGAAGCAACAAGCCGGATAGGAGTGGATTATCTTGACTACCTCAATTATCAATCCCGTTCAAAACCTCGTGGCTTTGCGAATGGCGGCGGTGTTGGCATTCCAACAGTCCATCACACTAACGGACAGCCGAATATCAAAGTGAATGTGATTAATAACGGTGAGGCGGCAAGTGCCAAGGTGGAAAGCAAACAAACCGATAACGGCTTAGAAATTACAGTTGAATTACTTAAAACGATGACGGATATTGCCAAAAGAGAGGCAAATAATGCCATCACAACGAATTTCAGACCAGGTGGTGCATTTGCTTAATATTAAAATCAACCTTTAAACCGACCGCACTTTTGTGCGGTTTTTTATTGAAAATGGAGGCTTTTATGCCAACTCTTATCAGTAACCAATTTAAACTCGATCTTGCCAAACTTGAACAAAATGCGTTGATTGAATTATTTGAAGTCGATCTTAGAGGATTGAAAGATTCAGACGGTATAAATGGCGAGTTGTATCGCTTTTATGCCGGCAAAAATGAACGCTCGCAGCCGATAGTATGGCAAGGAAAAACTTACGCTCCATTCGGTGTGAAAGCGGAAGGATTTGAAATGTCGGGGCAAGGACCGAGCAACCGACCAACGCTCACCCTTGCCAATATTAACGGATTTTTGACCGCACTTTGTAATCGATTCGATCAATGCTTAGGCGGCATTGTGCGTAGGCGATTAGTGTATATGCATTATCTTGATGCAGTAAATTTCAAAGGTGGTAATAAACAAGCCGATCCCACGCAAGAGGCATTAAGCTATTTTGTTATTGAACAACTCTCATCACTTAAACGTGATGTGGCGCAATTTACCCTTGCTTTACCGAGCGAGACGGATAATGCATTGATTGGCGCACGAATGATTACTACGACTTGTTGTTGGGTCTATCGTGGCGTTGAATGCGGTTACACAGGTGGGGCAGTGGCCGATGAAAAAGACCAACCCACTGTTGATCCGAAAAGAGATAAATGCAGTGGGTTATTGACCGGGTGCAAGATGAGAAATAACACACACAATTACGGTGGCTTTGTTAGTGTGAATAAATTGGGGTAAAAAAGTTAAACCACCCGTAGTTCAAACTGTTTGCCGAGGGCAGAAATCGCTCTTGCAATCGTATCGATTTTTGTACTATGTCCAAGATTAGTAATGCGTTGTACTTCTTGTGGTTTAACATCAATACGTTTGGCTAATTCCACATTAGAAATATTTTGTTCGATCATCTCATTAAGTAACAAAACTTTGGCAAATACGCTTGCCGGCAATTCGACAAGCACTTCGCCCTCTTGCGCTTGGCTTGGCATAGGCACTTTGCGATGATCTTCAAAATAGAAATCCATACTGGTGAGTAACGCATCTCTTGCCATTTCTATGGCATCGTTGTAATCATCACCGCAAGTAATGGCTTCCGGAATATCTCGGAAAGAAACGTTATAGCCGCCGTCTTCCGGCTCAAATCGTGCTGGATATAGCATAAATATTACTCCTTCTAAGAAAACCCCCTGTTACAGGGGCTTTAATTAGTTTAATCCCAATTGCTTTTTAATCGCTTTCATTGTGCTATTTTTGATTTCCTTACTCGGTTGTCTTGGCATCGTTGATTGATTTCCGTTGTAATAAAGTTTGATGTGCTTTGAACCTTCTTCCTTTGTTACACCCTGAGCAATTAGCCATCTTAAAAATTCACTTTGTTTCATTGATCCTCCGTGTTTTTTAAGATGGGAATATAGTAAACAAAAATATTTACTTTGTCAATGTAAAATCAGCAAAAATGTTTATTTTATGATAAATGAAAACTTAAAAAACGAAATATGTCGTTACGCAAAATCAACCGAACCGCACGAATGTTGCGGTTTTGTTGTTTTAAAACGGGGTGAAAATCAACCGCACTTTTTGCCTTGTGAGAACGTAGCGGAAGACAAAGAAAACCATTTTGAAATCTCACCGGATGATTACCTCAAATCGGAAGAAATGGGCGACATTCTGGCATTGGTGCATTCTCACCCTAACGGCAAGCCTAAGCTATCGCAAGCGGATTTACAAACACAGCTTTATAGCCAATTAGATTTTTGGCTTGTGTGCGATGGGAAGATTCACGTTTTCCCAAAAATTCCGCTTTTAATCGGGCGTGAATTTGAACACGGCAAAATGGATTGCTACACCCTCTATCGGGATTTCTATCGCCTTGCCGGCTATGAAATGGCGCAATATGAACGGGACGATGACTGGTGGGAAGATGGCTTTAATCTTTACCTCGACAATATCGAAAAAGAGGGCTTTGCGCAAATCACCGACCAACACGAATTACAAGTTGGTGATGTGATTTTAATTCAAGTGGGCGCAGATGTACCGAACCACGCCGCCATTTATATTGGAGATCAAATGGTGTTACATCACGCCCCGAAACGTTTATCAAAACGTGATCTTTATGATGGTTACTGGCTCAAGCATACGCACAGTATTTGGAGATTTAAAGAATGGTCAAAGTTAGATTTTACGGTGCCCTTAAACAGTTTGGCACTGAGTTTAATTTAGAGGTGAACAACACGGCGGAAATAGTCCGTGCTTTAACCAGTCAGATCCCGAATTTACGTCAATTTTTACAACAAGGTTTATTTAAAGTTCGTATCGGCAAAGATTATCTCGACAACCGTTATTTAGAAAAAGGGATGTTTTACCAGTTAAAAGACAAAATGGTGGTGAGTTTTACGCCTGTACTGAAAGGGGCAAAGCGTGGTGGATTGTTTCAAACTATATTAGGAGTCGCAATCATTGGTATCGCAATGTTTGCGCCGCTTAGCTTGATTGGTGGTATTGCCGGATCAAATCTCTTAGGTTATATCGGTATTGGGCTCGCATTGAGTGGTGTCGCACAAATGCTTACTCCTATACCGAAAATGCCCGGTATAGGCAATGAAAAAGAGAAAAAACAATCTACCGCCTTTTCAAATTTAGGAAATTTAGTGGCGCAGGGGCGCCCGATGCCGCTCGCTTACGGGCGGATTAGAACGGGTTCATTGATTATTTCGCAAGGCGTGGAAACCTTGGATGCAAGTATTTAGGAGTAGGTATGGGTAAAGGTGGGGGCGGTGGACGTACACCGGTTGAAGCGAAAGAAAGCAGGCGCAGTAAACAGCTTGTCAAAATTGTTGAGATTATTTCGGAAGGGGAAATTGAAGGGTTAGCGGACGGAATGAAATCCGTCTATCTGGATAATACGCCAATTCAAAATACTGACGGCTCTTACAATTTTAGTAATGTTCAACTTGAGGGGCGGGTTGGATCACAAGTTCAAGAGATTATTCCCGGGTTCAATACGTCAGAAAAAGAAATCAATGTGGGGACTCCGGTTCGGAAGGTCACCCCGATTACCCGTACAATCACAGATAGCAAAGTTTCTCGTTTACGTTTAACCCTTGGCGTGCAATCGTTATTTAAACAAGAAGATAATGGCGATACGAACGGCGCAAGTGTCAGTTTAACGGTGTATATCGGTAATCAAAGTTACCCGATAACGATTAACGGAAAGTATAGCTCACAGTATTTACAGCAGCATACTTTTTCTCATTTACCGGCTGTGCCGTTTACTGTGCGGGTGGAGCGTAATACGGCTGATAGCAAATCACAGCGATTACAAAATAACACGGTGTGGGCGAGCTACACGGAAATCATTGATACGGAATTTACTTATCCAAATACCGCATTGATTGGCGTGAAATTTGATTCGGAATATTTCTCAAGCATTCCCAACCGCACTTATGATGTGAAAGGGATCAAGGTGAAAGTGCCGTCAAATTACAATCCTCAAACCCGACAATACCGGGGAATGTGGGATGGTACATTTAAAATTGACTGGTCGGATAATCCGGCTTGGGTGCTTTATGACATTGTCACAAACAAACGCTATGGCTTGGGACAACGTTTGGGGGATTTCGGTGCGGATAAATGGGCACTGTATCAAGTGGCACAATATTGCGATCAGCTTGTGCCGGACGGTTTCGGCGGCAAAGAACCTCGTTTTACTTGTAATGCGTGGCTCACCGACCAACGACCGGCTTATGATGTGATCAATGATATTTGTTCAATTTTCCGTGCAATGCCGGTGTGGAATGGTCGAGGACTCACGGTAGTAATGGATCGCCCTGCCGATCCTGTGTGGACTTATACCAACGCTAATGTAGAAAATGGCGAGTTTACTTACACGTTTTCAGCCAAAAAAGCCCGTCATAATGCGATCCAAGTGGAATATGCGGATAAAGACAATGCTTATGAAAAAACCATAGAATATGTGTCCGATGATGACGCAATCCGAAAAAATGGGCTAAACGTGAAGAAAATTACCGCCTTTGGTTGTACTTCTCGAGGACAGGCTCACCGTACCGGGTTATGGTTGTTGCAAACGGAAAAACTGGAAACCAAAACTGTCACCTTTACCGTGGGAGCGGAAGGTTTAATGCATGTTCCCGGTGATATTATCAACGTGGCGGACATTGATTATGCCGGTACGAACATCGGTGGTCGTGCGTTAAAAATTCAGGGTAGGAAAGTGACATTAGATCGTGAAATCGACATCACAGCAAACAGTTACTTCACTTACATCAACGCCCAAGCCAAACACCAAGATATTAAAATTCTATCGGTGAAAGGGACAGAAATTACCCTAGATGCTGAGCCGGTGGGCTTAGCGGAATATGGCGTTTGGTCGCTCACCACGCAACGAATCAATGCACAACTATACCGAGCCTTGAGCGTGAAAGAGGACGCTAAAGGCAAATACACCATTATGGCATTGCAGCACGAACCGCAGAAAGAGGCGATAGTCGATAACGGGGCTATCTTTGAATCGAAAGTGACAAGCATTCTTGCCTTACCAAAAGTCAATGATATTCAAATCATCACAAATGCCGATGGCAGTATTGGCATTAATGCGGATGTGAGTGGCGGAAATGGCTTGGTGAAATACGATATTTTAATCTATAAGGGCGATAATCTCTTTGATGTTCGCTTGGGATTAATCTCACCGGAACGGGATTTAAGCAATCTTGCTAACGGTGAATATTTTGTCGTCATCCGTGCAAAAAATGAAAAAGGGCAGTTACTCAACGAACGCACACAACGTTTCACCATCGACCGCCCGCCGGCACCCACAGGCGTTCGGGCGACAGGGGGCTTAGGCAGTATTACACTTGAGTGGGATTGGGTGAACGAAGCGACAGCGACTGAGATTTTTTCCTCAGAAACAGACGATATTAAAACGGCAAAACGCATTGCCAAAGTGACCGCTCAGTTATACACCCACGAAGTGGGGGCAAAACAAGTGCGGTATTATTGG